GGCCGACATGATCACAGGCTTCGCCTCTGAGAACGGCATCGTGACGCCAGAGACGGCTAAGGGTTTCCGCGATAACGCGCTGTCCGTCGGCACAGACATTGCCAAAGTCAAGGCCGAGGGAGGGATGCCCGGACCGGGCTTCGACTACCGAGAGGTTGACGCGTCCGCCAGTAAGAACGCCGGTCTGTTCGAGGGCGTCGCGCAGTTAGGTCGCAACCTACCAGAAAGCGCCGCGCAAGTTGCTATGGGTTTTGCAGGCATTCCGAGGGACGCGCTGCTAAGTATACTAACCGCCGAGCGCGTGGGCCTGTACAAAACCTTGCCCGATCTGGCCGTTGAGCTTATAAAGCAGGCTGGCGGCGCTCCTACGGGTGAAACCACCGCCGCCGTCGCACAAATGCTTGAAGAACGCTACGGCGGCTTGGACAACATTCAACGCTCGGCAATCAAAGACCCTGTCGGCATCGCCAGTGACATTTCGATGCTGCTTAGTGGCGGCGGAACGCTGGTGGCAAAGGCATCTGGCTTACTCGGCGATGTGGGCGAAGGCGTAGTCAAAGCTGGCCTTAACACTAATCCTATTTCCTTGACCGAAAGGTTTGTCACCGAAGGCGTTCCGGCAATGTATTCCGCTGCCAAGAACAAAGCACCGGGTGCGATGGAAGGCGTTGAGAACATACCGTCGAACCTTGCTGGCTTTCCATCAGGTGCTGGCGGCCCAGCCGTTCGCGAGGCAACTGGCGCAGGCTTCTCGCAGGGTATGGCGGGTGCTCCGACGCCCCGTAGTACGGCATTCACCGACAACATGCGCAATGCGGCTGGCGCAACGGAAGCCAACGTGGCCGCCGCGCGTGAGGCCGTAAACCGCCTTAAAGCCGAAAACTATCAACAGTATCTGGCCGACACAGCGTCTTTGGGTATCAACCCCCAACCACTTGACTTTACCAAAGTCCAGAAGCGCATCGAAGATATTAAGCCCGCCAACTACGACGATTATCTCAAGCTGACAGATCGTCCGACGGAGCATCTTGCGTGGGAGCGCATGAAGCGCACAACGGACGAGTACGCCGCGCAGGCGGCGCAGAACCCAGACTTGCTGCTTCCCGTCAATGTTGACAACTTTAAGCAGAACCTTTTCGACATTGGGTCGAAGGCGACAGGTGCGTACGACAGTAAGGCTACTCAAATCGCCAGCTCGGCTTACGACGCGGTCAAAGGCTTGATCGCGGACTTCGATCCGCTTTACGAAGCCGCCATGAAAGCGTCCCGCGAGGGCATTGAGGCCGTCAAGGAACTGGAGCAAGCATTCAGCCTTGCGCCGGGCCGCGACCGCCGTGTAAACGTAGACGCCGCGACACGCAAACTGCAAAGCATCTGGCGCAACAATGCCAACACTAACTACGGCCAGCGGGTAAGCCTCGGCGAAACCCTCGCAAAGTACGACCCCGAAGGTATCGTTAAGGCTGGCGGCGCTGGGCAAATGCTCAGTAGCGATAGGCCGCGCGCGCTACCCGGCACGATAGCTGCGGGTACTATGTTTACCGGCGCTACCTTTAATCCTCTGACGCTTCTTGCGTTGCCCGGTCTTATCCCACGCGTCGTTGGAGAAGCGGCATTCGGTGCCGGTCGCCTAGCGGGTACGGGTGCGCGTTACGGCAAGGAAGCGGCGGACGCGGTTCGCCCGATAACATCGAAGTTTTCCGAGTTGAACAAAAAATATCCCACGGCGCTCCCCACGATACCCCTCGCGCTGGCGCAACTCGGCGCTCGTGGGTACGATGTCGAGCGTTTGATGAACGAGTATGGCATCGGCAGCCCGACGCTGCCTGTTGACGCGGAGCCGTCGGAGGAAATCGTCGTTACCGCCACTGAGGGTTACCCTAAACGGGGCCTAGCCGACCTTGCGGATAGTTACGGGATAGCTCCGGCTGCTGTTGCGGCAACCCCTGAGACGGCACCCATCCCTGAGAAGGGGTTGACAATGTTCGGCGACAAGGCCGTTGAGTACGACCCTGAGACGGACACGTACGTCGAACTGGCAACAGGTCGCCGCGTCAAAGATCTCGCGGATCTCGCGATGCCGGAGCAGGCTATGTATCGTGGCGGTCATGTGCAGGCGTTCCGCAACGGCGGCATGGCATCCATCGCCGATCTGGCACGACACTACGGCATGCGCCGCTAAGAGGAGTTTACGATGACTGGTAGCGTTTCATCCCGCAAAAAGAATGCCGAAAGAGCGCGTCAACGTCGTATTGATGCGATGAAGGTCGAAAGACGCCGTGCCAATGAAGCGGCGACCTCGAACACCGGCAAACTCGGCAGCGGGATTGCGTCGATACCGGGCCGCGTTGTGAACTACATCAAGTCGTCCTCGCCATCGAGCGTGGCCCGCGACGTCAAGGGCATCGCGAAGGCCACTTATGACGCGGCGGTAGAAGACCCGAACGCCTTTGCCGAAGACGCAATCTTCTCGCCCCTCGCCGCCATTCGTGACTTCGGCGACGTCCGCGAGACTGCACGCAAGCTGCGTGCGCAGGGCCGCGACGCCGAGGCTGAGAAGATGGAAGCGATGGCGGGAACCGCCATACTGTCCGCTGTGCCTATCCTCGGACGGCCCGCTGGTGTCGCCACACGTAAAGCGATTAAAGCCGCAACACCGTCGGTGAAGGTTACGCCTAAAGGGAAGGCCGCGTCCGAACTGGCGGTCGTACCAGAGGCTAAAGCGTCGAGGCCCATACAGCGCTTCAGTGCCGCCCGCTCTGGCCCCAGCGCCAACCAAAAGCCACTCGCTCAAACACGGACCCCGTTGCCGGAAACAGCGCCTTCTTTACCGGCATCCGTGTCTGGCTCTTTCAATGCTGCGGAAAACGTACCTCTTACGTTTAAGGGTTTGCAGCCTTGGGAACTTACTAGCAGCCAAGTTGCGGATCTAGGTGATGTCCTCGGCGTGGAGAACCTCGGCCCGTTGAACAAACCTGTCTCCTTCCCTTACGAAATGGGCGGCGGCGAGCGCTTTGAAATACCCGGTGGCCTTGAAGGCAAGTTCACGTACGAAGATATGGCCAAGATGAAGGCTTCGGGGATTGATCCATCAAAGATCGACCCCGAACTGCACCGTGGCATCCAAAGAAAACTGATGCTGTCCATGGACGAGCCGCAAGGTCTCTCCGACGCCAAAGTGCTTTCAGGGCTGACCTTTGGCTATACATCACCCAACAACCCGCTCACACCAAACCAACTTGCCACATCCCGCCTTCGTATGAACTCAATGGAAGATGTGGATCGCATCGTAAACAGCAGGCCGTGGGAACTTACGGACGCAGTCACGAAAGAACAGAGAGAAGCCTTTAGCGACAGTCTCGCCAATCGCATGGGATTGGGTGCCGCTTCGAAGGGTGGTATCGGCGCGCGGGGCAGCGTTGACTACTCCGGTTACACGGACTTCCTCGATCTGTTTCGCCGTGACCCAGCTTTCTTCCACCGTAAAGAAGGGGAAGATTGGACAGGCCTTGTCGAACGCATGGCAACGCAGGTTCCCGGTCTGTCAAACAAGACAGGCTCGTTCGGTGTTGCGTGGCAGCCCGATGCGGGTGTCTCCGCGATTGATCGCCACATGGCCAACAGGTACATGGACACCATTCTTGCCGATCCGGGCAAACGTGAGGCTTTCCAAAAACGAGCGCTTAACCTCGCGGCTATGCGGGCTGCAAAAGAGGGAAAAGAAGCCCCTACTTCTTTCGAGGATCTGAACAAAGGTTTGATACAAGAGTTACTCTTGTCGGAAGTCGGCAACTCCCCTTCACCAAAGTTCCGCGTGAAATCCGGCGACGTAAACCCATCGGTCCCTGAGTATCTTGCCGACGTTGATTGGATTTCTGAACCGCAAAAAGCTGAATTGATGGGCCAGACATACAAAGATGTGGTCGGAGCCAATGAGGCCGCCATGGCGGGATCGGGATTGCATCTGTTCGGCAACCAGTGGAACATTTGGGATCGTATTCGGCAGCGCTTGGAGCCGCACGAAAACATGTTCCCCGGTCTTGAGAACATCCCAAGGCTTAGTGTTGAGCAAATGCGCGTTATTGACGCTGCGCACGGCCTGACCGGACACAAAAACTACAGCAAAGATAGCGAGTTTAGGCTTCAGCCAACGAAGGCTGGGGACTACAAGAAGTTCCGTTATTTTTCGGACGGCGGTCTTGCTGTAAAGAAGCATAACGAGGACTTTGCTGTCCGTGCATAAATGCGGTCGATAGACAAGAAGAGAACCAGAGGCTGACTTCGTGGAGGTCAGCCTCCTTTTTTATCTCCATAAAAGTTTTTGCCCAAACATCCGCGTCAACGCACATGTCCTGTTCCAGTTTGCGTCGTGTGTCATGTGTCAACGTCCGTCTCCCTTAGCTTCGGCCAGCAACGCGGCATAGGCGATATTATCCTCGGCGCTGTCGGCGTGGTATTCGCTGCGCGTGAACAGACGCACCAGCTTGACCTGTTGCATGAACATCCAACCCTCGCTCTCGGTCAGGTCGCGGCCCGTGATGGCGTTAAAGGCCGTCACGATCTTGCCCATCGACCGCTCGCCCTCTGGCTCGTCATAGGTCGACGACCGATCGTGCATATGCGCCGCAGCGC